GGTCCACGAGCCCCGAGGGGAAGGTGATGTCGATCTGGAACTTGGAACCCTGCTGGCCCGGCTTGCAGGTGGCGAAGTAGCCGGCAGAGTCGCCCGCGTCGATGAACTCCTGGTTCGAGACCTCCGGGCTGGTGATGACGTTCTCATGGAAGCCGCCGCCCATGGCCGAGGCAATGGTGCCCATGGTCGAGAGATGCTGTGAGGGCTTGAAGGCGCGCCAGGTGACGATGCCGGAATCCATGGTGGCCGCATCGGTGTCACCGAGCAGGACTTGTGACACGTCGATGTTGCCCTGCCCGATGCACATCAGCATGTCGAGATACTGGACGCCGGTGAATGCCTGGTTGTAGGCGGCCTGCGACCATTGGAAGAACGTGTAGGGCTGGCTGATATAGTCCGGCGCGGTCAGGACGGTGCCGTAGACAACCGGGATCGGATCGCCCAGCTTGGCGGCGTTCTGATCGGTCGAGACGTCGAAGAGGCTGACCTGCTTGCCCTTGGCGCCACCTGCAGACTGCTTCGGCTGGAAGAAGAAATAGTTGATGGCGAAGGACGCGGCGGACAACACCAGCGCAATCGCGAGGTTGATCGCAATCGTCGTCAGAATGGCAGCCGGTATGCCCGGCATCAGCGCCAGAATAACCACGTCATCGTCGGTCACCGCATAGTCGAGATCGTCCAGTTCCTTCTCGCGCCCGTTCACATAGAACCGGACGGGCATCCCGAAGCCCTTGGGGTGGTGCTCCTGCAGCCAGTCGATGACGCGCGTGCCGGCCGTGAGCGTGAACTGCTCACGGGACAGCGGCTTCAGCGGGTTGCGGAGAAGGTTCAGGGATGCCAACGGTAGAACTCCGTGCGCGGGTAGTAGGTCAGGAAGCGGGACAGCGGGTGCCAGGTGGAGCCGAAGGCCCGGGAGGCGTGGAGAACGCCGCCGTCGATGACGATGCCGATATGATCGGGCCGGTGGGTGTTCGAAATGATCGCAAGGTCGAAATTAGAGGGCTCGGCAACCTTCACCGCACGCCCGCCGGAGACCTCCCCCGCAAGAGCCGCAGAGATGGCCCGTGAGGCCGCCCGGGTGCCGGGGCCATCTTGGTACCAATCCGGAAGGGAAACCCCGCAGGCGGTCCGGAAAACCGCCATGACGAGGCCATAGCAGTCATAGGCATCCGGCCCCCGTGCGCCCTCGCGGTATGGGAGGCCGACGAATTCGTTTATGTTCACCGACGCAGGCCCGGGTAGAGATCGGCACGATAGAAATTATAGGGAAACGCGCGGTTGAGAACGTCCATCCGGGTTGCCGTCGCCGATACAGATTCCTTCGTCACATTCGCCGCGGAGATCAGCAGCGTGAGCGGGCTGTCAGCCGGGGCGGTCGATGGGGTGTCGAGGTAGACCCGCCGCACGCACCTGATGGGCTCGGAAGGCTTGGCCTGAGCCGCTTCAAGCGGATCAACGAGATCGCGCCCGATGTTCGCCAGCGTGAGCCCCAGGTCCTGGTTGCCCTTCCCGTCGTTCGTGGGCAGCACGATCTTGAACGGCATGGCGATGAAGGTCGCCGTCGCGCCGGTTTCGAGCAGGAACGTCCAGTTCTGATTGTCGTTCGTGATGTAGTAGGTCTGAGCGAAAAGCGAATGCGACAGGGCTAGCGTCTCGATGAAGCGCTGCGTCGTCGGCGCGGAGGCGTAGACCTCTTTCAGGGCGGCGGAAATCGGCATGTCAGCGAAACACCAGCCGAACGGAGCGGCTTACAAACCGTTCAATCATCGCGTCTCCCGGCGGAAAGCCAAGGCGGGCAAACACCTTCATCAGGGCAACGCCGGGACGATACCACCAGCGATACTGGATCGTGATCTTGAGCGTGTTGTGAGCCATTACCGCCCTGCCCTTCTGAGGCCGTAGCCGCGGTTCATTGCAGCGTCGATCTTGTTGCCGCCCCGGATCATCATGTCGGACACCACGTCCTCGATGATCACCCGGACGTTGCCGTTGCCATCTTCCTGCTTCCTCGTCTGGGCGGAGGAGTTGTTGATGATCTGGATGTTCACGGAGTTGCCACTGCCGCCCATCTTGTCCATGGGCGTGATGCGCGCTGGGCCGTGGATGATCTCGGGGCCAGCCTCACCAGCGATGCCCCACTTGCCAGCGCCGAGGTTGCCGCCGTCAGCGTAGAGTCCGCCGAAGGTCATGCCGCCGACGTTGATGCCCGCGCCGCCGCCGCCCGCGAGGCTGCCGGCTGCGATGCCGAGAACCTTCAACAGGCTGCTCTTGATGAGGTCCGCGGCGATCTGCGCCAGCGTCTGGCTGATGCTCTGTGCCATGCTCTTGAAGGCGTCCTTCACCGACATGGTGCCGGTGATCAGGCCTTCGAGGGCTGTGCTGAGGCTGTTCGAGATGGTGTCGGCCATGCTCTGGAAGGCATCTGCCGCGGCGTTCGTGGTCGGGATGCCGCTGTCCATTTCGTCCCAGAGTTCCTGGAACGTCTTGGTGGTTTCCTCGAGTTGCTTCGAGAAGCCCTTGCCGTAGATGTCATCAACGCTCCCGGCCTTGGCGATCTTCGGCACGCCCGAAGTCTTGGGCATCGAAGGCGCGTCTATGAGCGGCTTGTTTGGAATGACCTTATCGACGGGAAGACCACCGCCGGGAATGTTGATCTCAAGGGGCTTCTTTGCAACGAGACCAAGATACCGCAGCCCCTCCGTGAGCATGTCGATTTCCTTGCGGGTGGTCTCGATGAAAGGCTTCAGTTCCGCAAAGAACGCGATGGTGTCATCAACCCACTGCTTCACCGGGGCGCCGGTCTGGGCGAGGTCGATGAAGCTTTGCGTCAACTCGATCAGCTTCGGCAGCACTGGGGCGACGGCCTGTTGCAGGAGGGCGCTGAACGCGGTCTGCAGCTTGGTCAGGTTGTCGTTGAATTCTTCGGCCTGCCGTGCGGCCTCGGGGGTGACGACACCGCCAAACCTGTCCAGCTGGTCGCCCGCTTCCTTGATGGCCTGGCTTCCACCGTTCAGAAGCGGAATCATCTCGGCACCGGCCTTGCCGAACAGCGCTATCGCTATCGCCGTCTTGTTTGCTCCGTCCCGCATAGACGCGAAGTCATCAGCGATATTCAGGATGATTTCGGAGGTCGGGCGCAACTGGCCCTGCGCATTCGTGGCGGAGATACCGAGCGCCCTAAGTGCGCTGCCGGCGTCATTCTTGCCTCCCGCGCCTATCTCAGCAAGGTTCTTGGAGAACTTTGCAACGGTCGAGTTTAGATCGTTGAGAGAGACATCCGAGAGTTTTGCCGCATATTCCAGCTTGGACAGTTCGGCGACGGGGATGCCGATCTTCTGGGCGCTCTTCCCCAGCTCGTCCATGTGATCGATGGTCGATTTGAGGACGGAGCCGAGAGCGCCGAGGCTTAGGGCGCCAAATGCCCCCGCCGCGAACGTCTTGAGCGCCTGCATCGAGCGTGTGATGCCGCCGATTCCCTTCTCAACCGAAGCGAACGCCTGCGCAGTCTTGTTGAAGGCGACGATGTCAATGCCGAGGCGTTGGGTGGTTGCCATCCGCTCCTACCTTTTCTGCGCCTTGTGTTCCAACCGGAGATAGGCGAACCAGCCCCTCAGCTCGTCCATGCTGAGGGCTTCAATTTCTTCGACGCTCTTGTGGAGCCGATCCGCCAGCCGGTAGATGGCCAGGCTCAACGGATCGGCACTCAGTTTTTTTCGTCGTCCGCCATATGTGCCGCATCGGGCGCGAGGCTGACATTTTTCATAATGGCACCGGCAATCATAGCGACGGCGCCGGGGTCATATTCGATCATCAGATCCTTGTATTCGGCCTTGGACCAAATGCGATCGCCGTTCTCATCGGTTGCACACGCGACGACAATGCGGGCCTGAGCTTCGATATTGTCGCCCTTGGCGTCTGCCATTGCGGACTTGATGGTTGTGAGGTTGGGCGTCTTGAAATAGATCGTCGCGCCCCACTGGGGAACTTCAATGCTGTCTGTGGCGCGAGCAAGAAACTGGGCCTTCGCCTTCTCCTTGAGCTGTGCAGCGTTCATCATCACACCGTGCTCTCGGCCAGGGCACCGTTGCCCTTGAAGCTGAAGGTGCGCTTGATGGTCTCACCCTCGCTGACGGAGACGCCGAGTTCCGTGATCGTGGCGGTGCCGGAGTAGTAGATATCCCCGGTGGTGGAACCCTCGGGATAGAGGTTCAGCGTCACGGATGCGCCGATGGTCAAGGCGCCCTGCCCCGTCGTGTCGGTCTCGTCCCAGTGGCAAGTGAGAGAGCCGGACCAACTCTTGATGCCGCTGCTGGCGATATGCGTCTCCCAGGTGTCACCGAGGGACGTATCCACGACCGGCGCAACGCTGGATGTCACTTCGAACTGCGTGACTTCGGCAATGGTTACGCTGCCGACCTTCACGACGCCTTCAACTCCCCAATGGGTTGCCATGGGTGTGTCTCCTCAGTTGATCAATGTGGGGTTTTCAGAGCGCGTGCGGTAATTCACGCGGTAGGTGAGAATGACGTGCCCGGTGCCTGCTTCGTCCTGGCTTGAGCCCTTCGTGAAGCCGATCTGGGTGTTGACCAGCGTACCGGCGCGGAGCAGTTGGCGGAGCGGGCTCGTGGGATCGGCAAAGGCTGCTCCCATGGCCGTTTCGATGGCCGTGGCAATCGCATCGAGCGTGGCGTCGATGGTGGATGTGTCCTGCGCGACGCCTTCGATCAGGAGATCAAGATTGCGGGACAGGGAGCGCGGGCCGGAAAGGGTTTCCGCAGAGCTTTCTTCCGTCGTCGTGTAGACCAGAATGGCCGGAAAGTGCTCCGGCTGCAGCGGCATCCGGCGGGTAGGGAAAACGTGAGAGCCGATGCTGGAAAGCCCGGTGATGGCTTGCAGCGCGGTGACGGTAGCAAGCCGGATTTGCGTGCGGACATGGTCGGTCATCACGCCTCCTTCTGGAGGATCAGGACCACCATGCCAGTGCCGTCCGATTGCGGCTCAACGACGGTCCAGTTCTCGCCATCGACGGTCACGCGGTCGCCCTGCCGCGCCCTGCCGTAGAGAAGCGGCGCAAGATCGTCGGCCCGGCAGGTGAATGTGACGGCAACACCGGTCACAGAGCCGTCACCCGTCTCAATCGCAAGAAAAGAGCGATCGAAGATGCCGTTGAGCGGAACAGGGGTGCCCTCGTTCTGGGTGTAGGACGCGGTCACCCCGAAATCGTCAGGCGAGACGAAGATCGCCCGGTCTGCGGCGCTTTCGACGGCCATGGCTCAGGCGTGGGCCTTGGCGGGCTTCCTCGGCTTGGCCGGCACTTCCGGCGCGGCGTCGAGGCATACGGCAATGGCGCGCAGGTGCTTGGGAATGTCGTCAAGCCCGACCTTGATCGTCTCGCCGCTCTTGAACTCGACATTTTCGCGGACGCGATAGATACCCTCGCCCACCTTCTCAAGCCGCTTCATGCGCGGCTCGGCCTGCTGCTCGGTGAGGCCGATCACGGCTCCCTGCCCTATTTGAAGGGTGCCGCCGTCAACACGGTAATTCTGCATGTCTGCTCCTGTCGAAAGCCGCAGGGCGCCACTGGGGCGCCCTGTCAGCTATTCGCGTGTGGTTGATCGGATCAGGTGAAGGTCGTCAGGCAGGCGTGCTGCCAGTACCCGTAACCGACATTGCCGCTCCAATCGACGCCGTAGCGGTGCTTGTTCTCGTTGAATTCGAGTTCAGAGCCTTCCGCCACTGCCTTGATGGACATCGGCATCTCCTCCTGCAGGATGAACGGCTTGACCCGGCCATCCGTGCGGAAGGTCGCCATCTTCGTCGTCCAGGTCAGGCGCACGTTCGGAATGACCCGAATGTTGAAGCCCGGCAGGTTGGGGATGACGTTCGCGCCGCCGGCAGCGACGGTCGGAAGCGAGACAGCTTCGATGGCCTGCTGCCAGTAGGTCAGCGGGACCATCACCGCGAAGTTGCGGGCGTTCTCGTTCATCGGCTCGCCGCGATCATCCTTGAAGCCAAGGATCTGCTTGACCGAGTTGATGATCGCAGCGCGCATCTCGTCAACGGACAGCGTGTTGCTGCCGTCATACGTGATGTCGTTGTCCTGCGTGCCGCTGCTGCCTTCCGAGTGGTCAGTATCAAAGAAATACTGGCCATCGTAGCAGGTGGTGCTTTCCGCCGCCTCGATGAGGGTGGAGAGCAGCTTCGCCGGGTAGCTCATCACGCGGTCGGCAAGTTCGCCGATGCGCACGTTGAGCTGGCCAGACTTGTCGCGGCGGAGTTCAGGAACCGTGACCTCGAGCGTGGCCTCGTGTTCCTTGTTCGCCAGCGAGTAGCTGAACTCGCGGAGGTCGGCAGCCTTGCGGCCACCGAGCCATTCGCGCATGGCAGGGGCCATGCCGAGCCAGGCATACTGTTCGGACGCCTGGTTCGAGTTGACCTTGAAGGACAGGTCATTGACCCAGCCCGCATCGCCCTGATCGAGCGCCGCGTAGAACGAGCCGATAACGGCCCGAGAAGTAATGAGATTCGCACTCATGTCTGGATGTCCTTTCTCAGACTGTTAGGGGTTACTCGCGGACCCAGACACCACGGCGGCGGCGAGCCACCCAGCCATTGGCGTCGGAGTAGTCGATCTCCGCGAAGTCCTGACGGGCAGCCGTCGCCTTCGTGTTGATGAGATCCTTGTTGTCGGCCGCCGTGATGTCGGCGCCCTCGACCATGTCGGCGGCATTGGGAGAGAACGCCACGCCCGAGACGCCGTAGGCAGCGGCGTTGGCAATGACCACGCCGGAGATGCCTTCGACGGCCGGCCCGGTGATCACCACCGCGTCGGTATCAACCCAGATGACCTTGCCGGAATCCTCGGCATCCAGGGTGTAGTTGGCCGACTTCAGTTCATGGAGGTAGCCTTCGAACGGGTCGCGGATGCTGTCCACGTCGAAGCCCACTTCCACGATGCCCGAGGACACGAAACGGGTGACACGGCCAACGTAGGAGCCACCCACGCCGGTGAAGGCGAAGGCGTCATCGTCCGTTGCCCAGACATGGCAGCCCACGTCCGTGATGACAGCGCCGGAGATCGGCAACTGCACGCGGCCGGCGCGGATCACACGGACGTTCGCTGCAGCGGCAGCGCCGAGCGAGTTGTCCACCCGGCGCTGTGCGAAGCCGAGGAAGCGGTCACCGCCGACCAGCGGACGGGCATGGCCCGACGCCTTGACGAGACCGACCGCGGCACCGCCGTAGATGATGTCGGATGCAATGACCGGGAAATCGTTCAGATCGCCCGGCAGAATGTCACGGACCTTGTCCGTAGCAAGAGTGGTCATGTGTCAGACTCCTTTAAGCCGACTTCTTGTTGAGGATACGCACGCGGCCATTGGCCTCGGCGCGCTTGAACGAGACGTAGCTGGGCTCGCTGCCGAATTCGGCCTGCAGTTCCGCAGAGCCGGAGTATTCAGCCTTCCAGAGCGCTTCGCCCTGAAGGCCCGCGAGCGGGTTCTTCGGGGCTTCGGCACCGTTTGCCGGTTCGGAGCGAAGGCCCTTCACCGCCGCTTCGTCGGCTTCGAGGTTGGCCATCACCTTGGCGCCCTTGGCCTTGTGATCGGCGTTGAAGGCCAGGGCGGCTTCGCCCAGGCTGGCGCCGGATTCGATGAGGCTGGCCGCAAGCTTCTCCTGGCCGGGGAAGGCCGCCGCGGCGATGCCGAGAACACGCGAGCGTTCCGCCTTCACGGCGGTGTCGATCGCGGCTTCATCGGTCTTCGCTTCGTCTGCGGTTTCCTCGATCTCCGTCTCCGGAGCCTTCGGGGTTTCCTGCTCGCCGATTGCCTCGGCGACGGCCGCCAGCATCCCTGTCTTGGACATGGGCATGGTCCTTTCGATGTTGAGGGCCGTCAGGCCCGATTAAGTGCTGAAACAAACGCCGTGAAAGTTTCCGAGGGGTGACCCGTGGCGTCGGCCAGGCCTGCCCTCACTGCCGATTCCCCGGTAAACGTCCGGGCCTCGGTAGCCATTGCATTCTCAAAACTAAGCCGCGAGCCGCGGTAGGTGGCGACGCGGCCGGCGAACATCGCGCGGGCGGCCTCGAGTTCGGCTCGAATTTCGTTCGCCACGTCCTCGGGAAGCGGCTCGAAGGGGTTGCCGTCCGCCTTGTGGACGCCCGCCGAGAGGATCGTGACCTTGACGCCAGAGCGCTCCAATGCGGCGCTCATGTCGGTGTGCATGGTGATGACGCCGATCGAGCCCGCGCCGCCCTGCTCCGGAATGACGATCTGCCGGGCAGCGGAGGCCATCAGGTAGCCGGCGGAATAGGCATGGTCCGAGAGGATGGCGAGCGTCGGCTTCACGCGCGACAGTTCCGCGATCATGTCGGAGGTTTCGAAGGCGCCGGAGACTTCGCCGCCGTAGCTGTCCACCTCGAAGGCAACGCCCTTGACGGCGGGATCCTTCATCGCCCGGCCGACCTGCGTCTGGATGCCCTGATAGCTGGTCTCGCCGCTCGAGCTTTCAACGAAGGCGCCCTTGTGGACGAGCGAGCCCTCGATCGGGATCACCGCCACGTTGCCCACCATGTCGTAAGGCTTCTCGCCCTGCCGTTCATAGGCGCGGCCCAGGCGATCACCCACGGTGCCGAAGGACGGGCGCCCATTCCCGAAGGCAATATGGTTCACGGTCTCGGCACCGTTGAAGTCGAGGTCGGCGCCGGTCACCCGCCCGCCGAGACCGGCGAGGATGGCCGCCGCTTTGGCCGGGTGAACCATGAGCGGTGTGTTGAGGAGCCTTGCGGCAATGCGCGGAAGGGTCATTGAACTGTCTCGCTGTCGCCGTTGTCGCCGGTCTGGTCGGGTTGCCCGCCCTGGCGGCTTGCCGGAGGCTGTAGGGCCTCGGATGCCGAGCCGGGAGTGATGAGGCCGTCTGCGTCGCGCATCCGCTGTTCGCGCACGAGCTGCTGGTGCTTCTGCTCGAAGCTGCCGCCCTTGCGTTCCATGATGATCTGCTGGCGCGTGGTCACACCCATTCCGAGGTCGATCAGGTCTGCGGCCGCTTCCTTGCCCGGGTCGAGCTGGATGCGCGACGGGCCGATCCAGTCAGAACCGAGCCACGCCTCGCGGATAATCGGGTCGTCGAAATAGCCGGGGGCACTCAGCCGCCCGGAGGCCACCGCCTCGGTGATGACCCACTCGTAGACCGGCTGACAGAACTTCCACGCCAGCCAGGAGCGGCGGGTCCGGAACATCTGCCACGCCATCTCAAGGGCAGCGCGCGAGGCCGAATAGGAGGCCGTAAAGCTCTTGAGCAGCATCTCATAGGGCAGCTCGAGCGCCACGCCGATGTGGCGGCTCATGGCGGTCACGAAGCCGTCGAAGGCGGTGTTCGGGCGCTTGGGGTCGGCAAAGACCACGTCCTCATTCGGCCCGAGGTCCACGATCGCGCCGTTGCCGAGGGCAATCTCGGAATTCGGATCGACGCCCTCTGTGGTGCCGACGAAATCTGCATCACCGTCGTCCGACACCATGCCGGGCTTCACGAACACGGTGAACATCGCGGAGATCACCGCGGCGCGCACCTCTGCTTCGGCATAGTCGCCAAGCTGCTTGATTGCCTCTACCACCGGGGAGAGGTAGGGAATGCCGCGCGCCTGGTCGGGGCGGAGCTGCTTGTAGAGATGCAAAATCTGGGGCTGCCCGGTCAGGCTTGAGCCCGCCTCGAAGCGCCGCCATTCCCGCTTGACGCCGCGCCCCACATCGTCCGGGTAGCGGCTGGAAATGTGATAGGCGACCGGCACACCATCGGTGTCGAGTTCGATGCCATCCACAAGGGTGGCGGAGTTCGAACCATTGTTCTCGTTCGACACCCGGTCAGCTTCGATCAACTGCAGCTTGAGCCCGTAGGTGTCCTGACGGTCCTTGCGGCGGCGGCGAGCGACGAAGATATCGCCCGATTCCAGGACGGCGCGGAACACCAACTCCTGCAACTCATCGAAGTTGAGCCGGGACGTGAAGTCCGGACGCCGTGACCAGATTGCGAACTCGCGCTCGGCCTGGCGCTGCCAGGATTCGGCCTGGTCGGGCGTCAGCCCAAGGGCCTCCTGATCGATCTGCGATTGCAGCACCAGGCCGTCGCCGACGACGGAGGTCACCACCGTGTTGATGGCGCCGGTCGCAATCGGCACATTGCGCGCGAGGTCGCGGGACCGGGTACGGAGGTCCGGCAGATCGTAGGACAGTTCCTCGTTGACGGAGGTCTGCTTCGGCCGCCAGTTGCGGGTAGCACGCCGATCGCGCTTGCCGCCGGCGTAGCCGCCGACCTCGGCCATCATGACGCGGCCCTTGAGCCGTCCCAGCCCGGCGGCCGGGTTCATCCACTCAACGAAGCGGTCGGTGAGGGTCCAGGGGACCGTCACGTCCTTCCGGCCGAATTTGACCGTCCTCATGCGTTGACCACATAGCGGGTGCGGCCACGCGAGCGCGGCGTCAGGCGCCGGACCCAGCCGTCCCAATAGTCGAGCTGCTGCCGGATCTCGGCGGCATCGACGCGGCTCAAGGACCGGTCCTTGATGGAATAGCTCTGTCCCGACGCAACAGCCGTCGAAGCCGCCACCCAGAGGGCGAGCTGGGCTTCGGCCATTGCGAGCGTGATGCCTGCCATCAGAATACCCCTCGTGATCTCATGCGCCGCACCGGGCGCTGTTTCATGGTCTGCACCACCACCGGAGGCGGGGTCTGCAGCGTGTCGTCGGGAGCGGCCGGAGCGGCATCATCCGCCGCAACGCGCTCCTGCTTGATTGTCGATGGCTTCGTTTTCGAGTTGTCGAGGCTCATCCGCGCCGCGAAGGCGTAGACGCGGCAGTCCAGAGCCTCGTTGCGCTTGCCCTTTTCGAGCACCCACACGCGGAAGGGCCGGCCTTCCTTGTATCGGGTGACAACCTTTTCCGAGGTCGCCTGCTCGAACCATGCGTCGTCGTAATCAGCCGGCAGATGGCAGTAGCCGGGAACCGGGCCCCGATGATCCTGCGGCCACCTGATCTTGAAGCGGCCATAAATCGCGTCCTTCGCGGTATCCACGCCGACGATCCAGATGTTCTCTTTCGTGTTCCCTGTCTTCGAGGCTCGCTTCGGCCAAACTGGACGCGGCCCTGCGGCGCCCTTGATCGGATGAACCAGCCGCGCCGCGCGGGCCCGGCAGAACTTCAGCACCTGGGCGCTGTGGTGCCCGCCTGTGTCGATGCAGGCTGCGCGGATGCGAACCAGTCTGCCGCTCTCCGTCCAGAACTTCTCGAGCAGCAGCTCGTCCAGTTCCTTCCACACCGCCTCTTGCGCGGGGTCGCCGTAGAGCACCTCGTACCGGATGCCCCAGCTTTCATCGCCAGCCCCCCAGCCTACGATTTCGACCTCAAGACGGTCGCCCTGAACGTCAATGCCCGCCGTGGCGAAATGAACGCCTTCGGGCAGATCGGCTCCGCCATACTGCTCGCAGTTGCCTCGGAGTCCGGCGGCCTCGACCGCCTCTCCCTGCTCTTCCCAGGTCTCACCGAGGACGGTGTTGATCCACACCTGAAGGAGCGAGGGATTGCCCTTCGCTTCGACAAACTCGCGTACCATGCGTTCGAGCTTCACCCACGGCGAGTAGAGCTGCGAAACATGGAAGCCGGCCGTCCCTGCAAAGTCCGAAGTCGCCCGCCATTCACCCTTTGCAATCGCATCCCATCGTTCAACGTCGGTCCACAGGACGCCGCAGAGTTCGCACTGGTAAGCCGCGGTCGCCGGGGCGTGCCCCTTCGCGTCCTGATCCCATTTCACCTGCGCCCAGGACAGGTGCTGCTCTGCATCGCAGTGCGGACAAGGCACGAAATATCGCCGCATGTCGCTCTGCCCGTACTCCCGCTCGATGACGCTGACGCCCTTCACCGTGGGCGTGGATCCGAGAAGCGTTTTCCGGTTCCAGAATGTCG